TGGGCGGCCTAATTATCAGCGGCCAGGTGTCAGCGGCAGGGCAAGTCACTGTGTCCTTCTTCAACGCCTCCACTGGTACGATTACGCCGACTAGCGCGGTCTATACCTTCGTTATCGCTCGCTTCACTCCGACGCTGCTCTAATGGCTGACGATAGCGATCCAGGTCCAAAGCAACGCACCACGAGCCCCGGCATCTCCGGGGCCTTCACTGATGCGTATGATGCCATCCAGAGCTACATCAAGGCTGGGCAGGCAGAGCGCGATAACGACACCGGCAATACGTCGGAAGACGAGCAGTTGAAGCGGGCTAACCAGAGCACGGACGCCTCCAATGGGTACGGTTCGTGAGTGCTGATAGCGGCGGGTCACTGGACGCAGTGCCCGCAAATCTGTCGCTCAAGAAAGAGCGATACAAGAAAAGTTGGACAGAGACGGGAGCAGGATACACTATGGAACCAGATGACCCAGGTGCCCATAGCTCCTATCATGCGTCCAATCCGGGGCGCGCTGCACAGAGTTCGGACGCAAGCAACCAGTATTAAGCCGTGGCTGAACTACGGCTAAAGTTGCATCCCGCGCAAGCGGCTATCTGGAATAGTAAGGCCAGATTCCGTGTTGTAGCGGCAGGCCGCCGCTTCGGTAAGACGTATCTGGCGGCCACGGCGCTAGGTGTCGCTGCGCTGAGCAGCACGAACATACGCGGCCACAAACTTAACTCCACCAATCCCTGCTACTACGTAGCACCGACATTCGATCAAGCGCTTCGGCTAATGCGCCCAAAACTGATCTCCCTCTTAGGTTGGGAGAACCAGGGAGGCTTCATAGCTGGCGAGAACCAGAATGCCGGTTGGATGGAGTTGGTCAACGGCGTCAAGATATATATCAAAGGCGCTGAGAACGACGAAGCCCTTCGCGGTGAGGGCAACCGGATCGTCGTCATGGACGAGTACGCAGGTATGCCTGCCCACGTCTGGACGGAGATTCTAGAGCCGACATTGATGGATGTCGAGGGCGACGCCCTCTTCATCGGGACGCCGAAAGGCAAGAATCACTTCTACAAGCTCTTCATGAATGCGCTAACGCATCCAGAAGAGTATTGGAGTGATTGGGAAGCGTTCCATTTCAAATCCAATGACAATCCTTTCATCCTCGAACGAGAGCTTAAACGCATTGTTTCCCGCACAACTGGGTCCGATGGCTTGTCACCCAGGGATACTGCTCGGCAGGAAATCGAAGCTGACTTCGTTTCCGGCGGATCAAGAATCCTGGCTCCAGCCAACTTTCCAATTGTCCCAACTTTCGACCCGCGAAATTGCCAGTTCTTCATTACCGTGGACCTCGCAGGTTTCAGCAAAGCTGACTCCGGTAAGATACTAAAATCTGATGAATCTGTTATTGCGGTTACTGCGGTCGATCAAGAGTTCTGGACGGTTGCACGGATACAGCATGGGCATTGGGACCCAAGAGAGACTGCATACCGTATTGTCAAGGCGAGTAAGGACTTTCCGGGGTCGCGACTTGGAATTGAGCAGGGTGCGCTAAACGCGGCCGTAAGGCCGTATCTCGAAGACTACATGCGCGAGTTTAACCGATTCGCCCATATCGAAGAGTTGAAGCACCATAATGCACGGAAACAAGATCGGATCGACTGGGCGCTTAGCGGACGTAGCGAACGCGGACTCATCCAACTTCTCACGGATTCACCGGAGGGAGACGAAGGACGAATCCAGCCATGGAACGAATGGTTCCTTGACCAAGTTGCCGACTTTCCAGACCCTCTCGCCCATGATGACGGACTTGATGCCGTCGCTTATGTCGATCAACTTTCTACCGCCAATTACTTCGATTATGAAAATATCGAAGATTGGGCACCCTTAGACACACTGGCGGGATACTAATGGCACTAATGCCCACCAGGGGCCAAAGCATAATCGTAGAGACTCAGGAGTCTATACAGGAAGATGCTGCCAGACTAAATACATACAATGCAGGAGCAAGTCTCTGTGGTTGGGTCTGGACGAAAGTCAACGTTTGGGAAGATGTCCGTAATCGCGGATATCAGCAACTCTGGGGCGAATACTGGCGCATGTGGCGCGGTAAGTGGACCGTCCAAGAGATCAACCGGCTTAGTGAGCGTAGCAAGCTTATCGCCCCTGCATTGGCGCAGGCGATTGAGCAGACCGTCTCCGAGATTGAGGAAGCGGTATTCAGCCGCGAAGAGTGGTTCGATGTAGCGGTAGATACCGCTAAAGACCTCGCCCAATTGGCGATGCGCGATCAGCTTCTCTCTGATCTGGATAAAGTAAATGCAGCAGATCAGATCATGGAGGCTGTTCTAAATGGCGCTATCTTTGGTACGATGGTTGCTAAAGTTAATACTGGACTTCATACTGAGCACACTCCTAAAAGGAATCCTGCAACGTATGAACTCATGGCGTCGTCGAAAAAGCAAGTAAAGGTTGCGATTGAGTCCATCCGCCCGGACGAGTTGATTCCCGATCCGGTGGGTAGGACGATTGAACAGATGCTAGGCGTTGCACATCGTGTGCAACGTCCTCTGCATTACATTCTGGAAAAGTGCGCCGAAGGCGTGTATGACCAGGGTGCGATTAAAAACATTTGGCCAACGCGTAGGCTCAAGAATAGCGATGTAGACTCGGAAGACCCGATGTCCATCAATACGACCTACGAGAGCGAGCAGATTGATCTTATCGAATACCATGGTAAGGTCCCTGCTCGTTTTTTGTTTGACCTACAGGAAGCTAGGACGGTAGGCGACGAACTCCTTAAGCTGGACTTGCAAGACCTTGATGAGTCCCGAGGCAACGGCCCGCTGGTCGAAGCCATCGTCACTATCGCCAATCAGGGTGTCTTACTGCGCGCTATACCAAACCCGTATACCCTATGCGATAGATCAATCGTCGCCGCCCAGTTCGAAAAGGTGCCAGCACGGTTTTGGGGAAGGGGTGTAGCGGAAAAGGGCTATAACCCTCAGAAGGCGTTGGACGCAGAATTGCGTTCTCGTATGGATGCTCTCGGATATATCTCGGCGCCAATGCTCGGCATTGATTCCGGTCGTATCCCTCGTGGCTTCAAACTAGAAGTAAAGCCGGGGAAAGTGTGGCCCACTCAGGGCAACCCAGACGAAGTTCTCAGACCCTTCCCCGCTTTGAATATGAACACGATGACCTTTGAACAGACGCAGGAGATGGAGCGTATGGTTCAAATGGGCACTGGAGCCTTGGATGTCGCCTCTGCAATTAAGAACCAGTCGCAGAGCGGCGGCAATAGCATGTCTAGTAATAGTATGCTTATGGGTGCGTTCGTTAAGCGCAGTAAGCGTAGCATTGCAAATATCTCGCGCAATTTCATCGGCGTACTACTCCAGAAAGTCATTTGGCGGTACATGCAATTTGATCCGGTTCGTTATCCGCAGGACTTCAACATAAAGCTGAAGCCTACGCTCGGTATCGTAGCCAGGGAAGTTGAGGCCGGTCAGATGACGCAGTTAATTGGCATGATGCCGCAAGAGTATCACCAGGTCCAGCTGAAGCTGGCGCAGGGTGTGATTGAGCACACCGCGCTGTCCAACAAGGCGGAGTTACTCAAGATTATTGAGGGTATCCTCAATCCTCCGCCGGAGCAGGTTAAGCAACAGCAGCAGCAGGCTCAGCAGACGCAGCAATTGCAGATGCAGGGTCTACAGGCGCAGGTTCAGCAGATACAAGCTGAGACGGCTAAGATCGTCGCAGAGATCAAAGCCATGGCTGGTAAGGGCCAAGTGCAGCAGATGGAATCGCAGATCAAGGCAGCTGGCGTTAAGCTTGATGCCGCCCGCGTCCAGCAGGAGCAGGGCGAGCAGCAACAGTTCGCTGTCCAGAATCAGATTGCTGCGGCTAGGTTGCCGCTAGAGAAAGAGCAAAACCAGATCGCTTGGCTTGTCGCACAGGCTAAGCTTATACAGGCGAAGGCACAGGAGCATACGGCACATCATCCGCCGCCCCGCGCGGCAGCTAAGTAGGAGAGGATTAGTAGATGAATCTGAGTCAGTTGCAGGCGTTGAACGACGCCGAGAAAGATCGTTATATGGCGCTAGGGCGGCTCTTCGAGCATCCTAGCTACAAGTTTTTGATGGAATGGGCACACCTTCAGGTTGAAGAGTGTACCGTCAGAGAGCTAAACGCGCCGACGTGGGATATCGTCCTGCTTCAGCGCGGCGCCCGACTGGCGTATACGAATCTCGTCAAGCTGGAGGCCATCACCGAAGCCGAGTTTGAGGGTATCGCTGAGGAGCGAATCCAAGAAGCAGCTGAGGCCAAAGAAGCGCAGAGTAGTCTAGAAGAGATTTAATGAAGTATCTCCTATTCGACTTTGCATGCACGAAGTGCGGCTTAGTGTTTGAGGAAATGGCCAAACCAGTAGATTACTGGAGCCACTGCCCCAAATGCGCAGCTAACGCGCGACGTGAAATAAGCCCGGTTAGAATTAACCACACGGCTATGGCGGGGCAGGAATCTGCGTCACCAGAGACGTTGCGGCATTTTGATCGGGTCCACCAACAGAGGAAGGTAATCGAAGAACGTCGTTTCCGGGACCATGGCGATTATGGCAAACCGGCAGGATGCGACTAGTAGCGATCTTTCTCGCCTTATTGGCTAAGCGTAGCGATACGACGCCAGGAGTACCAAATGGTTAAGTTCGTTGATGTTCCTCTAGATGCTGGCAACCCCGAGAGGGCTGTCACAGAGTTAAACGCCGCTGTTTTAGAATCCCGAAATAGTGAGCGTCGCGAAGAGACTACAACCACTTCGCAGACACAAGAGACAAGGACTGCAGAGCGATCCGACGTCGATCCGAGATTCTCGGGTAAATCGACGGAAGATATCGTCCGTATGTACAAGAATCTTGAGAGTCATTCTGGCAGGCTTGCAAGCCAATTGGGTGAAACCAAACAGGCGCTAAACCAGGTCATTCTAGAGAAGAGAGGCAACGATATCCGTCAGAACGGTGGCACCACTGAAGATGTAAAGATTCAGCCCACTGACCTGATGGTAAACCCCACCGAAGCTATTGATCGCCTACTGGATAGCCGCCTCGCCTCCCGCGAGACTGCTTTACAGCGACGGTTGAATGAACTTGAAGCGCAGCTTGGGCAGACGACCTTTGCCTTGAAGCATACCAACGCGCAAGAGGAGACTGTGGACCCGGCCTTCCAGGCTTGGGTTGCGCAGACGCCTCTTCGGCAGAAGCTTAACGCGGATGCCGCTGCTGGTAACTTCTACGCTGCGGATGCACTGCTGACTGAGTGGCAGGCTGCAAAGCCAAAAGCCAACGTTACGACTGCTACGAGCCGTGCTCAGGAACTCGCCCGCAAGGTGAGCCTTGAGTCGAGCAATACAGGCAGCGAGTCTGGGAATAGCCCGTCTACGGCCAGCACAAGGACGCTCAAGCGAGCCGACTTGATTCGCCTGCGACAGACGAACCCGGAACTGTATGAGTCAGATGCGTATCAGAAAGTCATTCTTCAGGCGTACAAGGATAAGCGGGTAGTCGATTAATAGATAACTATAATTCTCTTAGGAATATAACAATAACATGGCTACAGCATTAGTTCTTAGCAATGATATTGCAACAAGCCTAACTGGTGGTCCTGGTAGTCCGAACGACGTCCATGCCGCTAACTTTGTTCCGGCTCTTTGGTCTGACGAAGTTGTTGCAGTATACAAATCCAATCTGGTCCTCGCGAACCTGATTCGGAAGCTAAATCATCGCGGTAAGAAAGGCGACACCATCCACATCCCGACGCCCGCTCGCGGCACGGCTGTGAACAAAGTCGCTCAGTCGGTTGTGACTTTGCAGCCGTTCGTTGACCAGTCGGGTGTTGGTGGTATCACCATCACGATCAATAAGCACAAAGAGTATTCTCGCTTGATCGAGGATATCGTTGATGTGCAGGCGCTTCCCTCGCTTCGCCGGTTCTACACCGACGATTCGGGCTATGCGATTGCCAAGCGCGTTGATCGCGACATCTTCTTCCAGTTGGGTTCGGGCACGACTGCGTATGGCGCAGCGGGCACGTTCGTGGAAGACCCTGCTACCGGAAACGTCCTTGCGTCCAGCACGGCGGTTTTGGCGGTTGGTGACGGTCAGACTGTCTATAACCCGGCGGCCAATGGCAATGCCGGTAATGCGACGGACTTGACGGACCTTGGTATCCGTCGTGGCATCCTGAAGCTTGACCAGGTTGATGCGCCGATGGCGGCGCGGTATCTGGTTCTGCCTCCGGTGGCCAAGGCTCTCCTGTTGGGCGTTGCGCGTTTCACGCAGCAAGCGTTCACTGGTGAGGCTGGTCCTGGCAACAGCATTCGTAACGGCCTGGTTGGTAACGTGTACGCTGTCGAAGTGTACGTGTCGAACAACCTGCCCAACATCTTCGCGAACAGCGGAGCGGTTGGTGGGTCGATTGCGTGGCTGATCCAGCGCGACAGTTGCGTGCTTGTTGAGCAGATGGGTATTCGTACCCAGCAGCAATACAAGCAAGAGTTCCTCGCGGACCTCTTCACTGCTGATATGATCTATGGTACTGGCATGCTCCGTGGCGGCTCCGCTGTCCCGTTCGTGACCAATAACCTGCTCGATGCTTAATTGAGCGCGGAGGGGGACTAACACCCCTCCACTTATTCTATGAGTACTGCGAATACCCCCCTATTAAAGCAGGCGTTCTGGTGGCCGAAGGCCAGCACTATAAGCCGCACGCTGACAGGGACGGACTCCGGTACAGCCTGGACCAATACCAATGCTACGGCAGCGATTACGTTTACGCTGCCTAAAGCAGCTGTCGGACTGACAGCAGTAGTTTCCGGTCTGGCATTTCAGTTTCTCGTAGCCTCCGCACATAACGTAAGTATACAGCCTAAGACGGGTGATACTATACGCGGACTGGCTGCCTCAACCGGGTTGGTACTTACGACTGTAGGGCAGATGGTTGAGCTAGAGTGTGTCACCGCAGGCTTCTGGGAAGTCATGGCAGGCAACACATTCCCTGACGGCATAACCGTCACTGGTACGGCTACCGTAGGTGGCAACACAATTGCCACGACCACGAACGGCACGTTCACGGCGACATTGACCGGCGTAACGGCAACGGTTACGGTAACCGCTCGTTACAACACTATCGGTAACGTATGCTTTCTGTATATACCGGCGCTCAACGGAACGACCAATTCTACGAGTTGTACGATCACCGGGCTGCCCACAGCGATCAATTCTGGTCGCGATGCGCAACAGATAATCTCGGTAAACAATGCTGGTACGACAACTACCGGCGTATTTGAAATAAACGGTAACGCGATAACGCTGTACCCCTCGCTGACTGGTGCAGCTAACAGTTGGGCCAACGCCGCGCAAACTAAAGGCATTAATACGTGCCTAATCACTTATCCACTTAACTAGGAGTTTGTATGTTGTTTGATATCCCCACTATTGCTATTTCCGCCCTGGGCGGCGCTGTCGCTGCCGTCACTTCTCAGAAAGTGTATACCTGGGTCAAGACGAAGATCGTCCTCTGGGCGCAGAAAGAAGCGGCCAAGATCGTTGCCGAGGCGAAAGCCAAGGTCTGATCTGTGGCTACCCTTACCCTACGGCAGATGCTGGTCCGCACGCTCACCAATATAGGTGAGCCCTTAAGTGCGGCCAACGTTCCTACCGTAGGTAACCCCATCACTGATAGTTACCAGCTACAACTGTGTAACTTTATCAATCACATTAAGGAAGAATGTGAACAAGAACATCAGTGGTCAAGACGGTGGCAGACCTTCACGATGGGCTACGTTTCTGGAAACAACTTCCAGCAAATCTACGACATTGGCGGGTACTTCCAGCCCGCAGGGGCATACCCCTATTCCGGATGCCAGGTGGTACGACAGCACAATCCAAAGATGGGGCGGGAGGTGGCGCTCTGCTTTGATATCACTACGTTCGGGATTCCGTTCGTCCTAGACGAAATGCCGTTTGCTGACTTGCTATATTACAATACTGTGTTAAATCAAACACCAGTTGCGTATAGTACGAACTTTGTTGTGCAGGATCAAGGTAACGACAACGTGCAGCTATTGATGTATCCGGGCGCAAATACGACCCGGAACATTCAGATTACGCTGTATAACCCGCAGCAGTATATAGACCCGACCAATGGTTCCGGGAACCAGACAGACATATGGAACACTGGCGTAACGAACATCAGTTTCAATGCCACCCCGACTTTAGGGGCTACCTCTGGAACGCTCCTAATACCGTGGCCCTACGCAAGCGGGACCTATACGGTGACCTTTACTGGACCGAACCCAGTTACGTTAGGGACGGGTGTGGTCAACCAAACGCTGACAGCCATGTTCACTCAGGGTTCTACAGCGGTTACGGCATTCTCGGCGGCGATCAATAATACCAGCTTCTCGGCCATTGTAGTGGTGCAGGGCTTTCTGTCCGGGGGCATGGGCTGCGATAGTCCTATCCTCATGGATTCCCGTATGATCGAACTAGGTGCAGCCTGGTATGCATTGAGCGAGCGCGGAGAAAGCCTGGGCGCCAATGATATGTTCAGCGAAGATAAGTATAAGCGCGCTATGGATGATCTGGTGGCTAAGGACATTGCACTTCAGGGCGACCTGGTAATGATAGTGAGCTAAATGGGCTACTCCCGCTTAGCAACTATCCCCAGTAGCCAGCAGGACATCCTGCCGCTAGATTTCGTCGCCCCCGGCTACAAGGGCGTAAACACCGTACTGTCTGGTACCTTAATGGACTCCCAGTACTGCACAACTGCTAACAATGCAGTAATTGATGTTAATGGAAGACTTGCAGCGAGAGCGGGTGCAACGAGTGTCACGGCTACCCCTATCTCTGGTACCCCCAGTGTATTATCCGCCTTCGAATATAACGGAGGCGCTACCGTTGGATTTCAGCAGATTATTGCCTGGAACGGCGGAATATCGAACAACGTATCCACCCCAACTAACAATCTCGGCGGGGCCGTAACGGTAACTAATGGGCGCTGGTTCTTCCAAAACTTTAACAATAAAGTCATCGGCTTCCAGTCGGGACAGAAACCCATCGTCTACAACGGGACAGGCACATTTGCTACGGTTGTGGAATCTGCGGGTACAGCGCCGTCGGGCGGCATTGGTTGCGCAGCTTTCGGAAGAGTCTGGGCAGTCCAAACCGACATGCAAACCATCCAGTA